ACTCCTTATGACAGACCTGATGATATTAATTCACATGGCAAAATCAGAAAGTTATCTATGACTCTTTGTTTAACTGACCCAGAAGAATACAAAGGTGGAGACTTAGAGTTTGCTTTTCACGATCAAGACGGAGATAAACAACCTAAAATTTGTGAAGAAATAAGACCGAGAGGAAGTTTAATTATATTTCCAAGTTTTGTTTGGCATAGAGTTAAACCTGTAACTAGAGGAATTAGACATTCTTTAGTGTGTTGGAGTTTAGGACAACCTTATGTATAAAGTTATTAACAGAGCAATATCAAGAGAATTAGCAGAATTTTGTTATGATTATTTTTTAAATAAACGAAAAGTAGCAAGAATTTTTTATGATAGTCAATATATTTCCCAATTTAATCTAGATTGGGGTCAATGGAATGATGATCAAATACCAGAAACATATAGTCATTATGGCGATTTAGTCATGGAAACTCTACTACAGAAACTTAAATATAGAGTAGAAATAGAAACAAAATTAACATTAAATGAAACATACTCATATGCAAGAATTTATAAGAAAGGAGATGTTTTAAAAAGACACAAAGACCGATATAGTTGTGAAGTATCTACAACATTAAATTTAGGTGGAGATAAGTGGCCTATCTTTTTAGAACCTTCAGGAAAAGAAGGAGAAAAAGGAACAAGTATATTATTAGGTCAGGGAGATATGTTAATATATCAAGGTTGTGAATTAGAACATTGGCGAGAAGCGTTTAAAGGTGAGAATTGTGCACAAGTGTTTTTACATTATAACGACGCGTCAAAAGAAGAAGCTAAAGAAAATAAATTCGATAGAAGGCCTTTTTTAGGACTACCACCTTGGTTTAAAGACTATAAACTTCATAAATAGTAGTAAGAGCGGAGTAAAATTATGGCAACAAATGTACACTTTAGTCAACAAGTCCAAACAGAACAAAATCTTGTAGAAGATTTAGTTGTTGAATCCTTACGCATGTATGGACATAATTGTTATTATCTCCCTAGGAAAATAGTAAATGAAGATACAATTTTAGGAGATGCGGCTAACTCTAGTTTTGAAGATGCATATGAAGTAGAAATGTATCTTGAAAATGTAGAAGGTTTTGAAGGTGAAGGAGATTTGTATTCCAAGTTTGGAGTAGAAATTCGAGATAGTGCTACTTTTGTTATCTCAAGGAGAAGTTGGGAACGATTTGTTTCATTAGACGCTAATCTTGCAACAGGATTAAGGCCTAATGAAGGTGATCTTATCTACTTTCCATTATCAAAAAGTCTATTTGAGATAAAATTCGTAGAACACGAAAATCCATTTTATCAAATGAATAAATTATTTGTTTTTAAAATGTCTTGTGACTTATTTGAATACTCTGGTGAAGATTTCGATACAGAAATTCCAGCTCTTGATACTGATTTAGAATTAGCACAAGGTCAAGCTATCGAAATGACATTAGCAGATACTCCAACATTGAGAGACTTTGTTCCTGGAGAAGCAGTTTCTCAAATGGTATATCCTGGTATTGTTATATCAGGTGTTGTTTCAGCTTGGAGTGAAGATACAAATAAACTTACAGTATCTTCTATTAAAACTACAGATACAGGTAACACATATACTACTTTCTTAACGACAGACATAAGTGAAGGAGTCATTGAAATGGAAGCTTCTTCTGAAGGAGATAAAATTATCTTGTCTGGTACAGGACAAGAAGGATACTTTATTGATTTCGAATCAGGAACTTCAGCTGTGACATTCCCTTCATACATTACTGATGGAAGTACAGGAACAGATACTATTGATTTAGAAACTGGAACTGTAGCTGATTCTATTGCATTAGAATCTGGACTTGAATCTACTGAATATGATCATATAGTTTTAGAAGATAGTCTAGTGTCTAGAAGAACTATTAATTCTATCGCTGCTGAACAAACATTACCAACGGATCCAGGAGCATTTAATGTTGATTTAGAAACAGATGCAGATGGAATCATAGATTTTTCTGAAGGTAATCCATTTGGAGAAGCTACATAATGTTTGGACCACATTTTTATCACGAAACAATTAAACGCAGTGTATCAGTTTTTGGTACATTGTTTAATAATATTGATATTAAGAGAGCTGATGGAACTCTTATTAAAGTCCCATTAGCATATGGACCTAGAGCTAAATGGATAGCTAGATTACAACAACAAGCTGATTTAGATACAACAAGAACAGCAATTTCACTTCCTAGAATGGGTTTTGAATTATCTTCAATAGAGTATGATTCTACTAGAAAATTAACTAAAAGAACTCAATTAAAGAAAGCATTAGCTAGTAATCCAAACAATATGCAGTATCAATATGCTCCAGCACCATATAATTTAGGATTTGATTTGAGTGTATTAGTAAAAAATACAGATGATGGATTACAGATTATAGAACAAATTATGCCATACTTTACACCTGATTATACAGTTACGATTAATACAATACCAGATATGGCTGATAAAAGAGATATTCCGATAACATTAACAAGTGTATCTCAAACTGATGAATATGAAGGTGATTTTACAACAAGACAAGTATTAAGATATGATTTATCTTTTGTTATGAAAAATTACATCTATGGTCCTGTTAGAGATTCAGATATTATTAGAACAGTTAAAGCTAGAACTTATATCGAACAGGGTTCAGGTGAAATATCAAATACAGATACAGCAGGAAAAGTTGTTGAACAAATTGTCATGCCAAACCCTAGTGATGCAGACCCAGATTCTACATTTACATATAATGAAACAACAGATTTCTTTGAACAACCTACTGTTACTTATTCAGACGATAAATCCAGCGATCCAAAATAATCATAAATACTTATTATGAGTAAAGTAGATCAAAAATTAGATGAACTTCTTGATATTCAGGGAGAAATTATTGAAGTAGAGAAAAATCTTCCTACTTTAGCTAAAACTAACCATTCTAAACAAGAAGAACAAAATTCAGACTACAAGTATAGTAGGGAAGTGTTTTACGGTCTTGTAGAACGCGGTCAGGACGCAATAGAGGGCATTCTAGATATAGCTAGAGAGTCAGAACATCCAAGAGTATATGAAGTAGCTGGCCAATTAATTAAAACAGTAGGAGAAACAACAGAGAAGTTGATTGACTTACAAGCAAAAGTAAAAGAATTAGATAAAGATGATTCAATGCCTGATAAAGTACAAAACAATTTATTTGTTGGATCATCAACAGAATTACAAAGACTATTAAAAAATCATGCACAAAAATGAAGGCTATCTCGGTAATATCAATGTCAAAAGAGCTGGTGTTCAAGCCGAGTGGACAGAAGAAAAGGTTCTAGAATACAAGAAATGTATGGAAAGTCCTATACATTTCATAGAGAATTATGTAAAAATCATATCTCTTGATGAAGGGTTAGTACCTTTTAAACTTTATGATTATCAAGAAGAATTAATAGATCATTTTGACGAAAATAGGTTTAGTGTTGTTTTAGCTTGTAGACAGTCAGGTAAATCAATTACAACTTGTGCTTTTCTTCTTTGGTATTTACTATTTCAACCAGAACAAACTATAGCTATTCTAGCTAACAAAGGTTCTATAGCAAGAGAAATGTTGGCCAGAATTACTACAATGTTAGAACATATACCCTTTTTCTTACAACCAGGCACAAAAGTATTAAACAGAGGATCAATCGAGTTCGAAAATGATAGTAGAATTGTAGCATCAGCTACAGGAGCTAACTCAATTCGTGGTTTGTCAGTAAATTTATTGTATCTTGATGAGTTTGCATTCGTAGAAAACGCAGAACAATTTTATACATCAACATATCCTGTTATTACATCAGGTGGTAAATCTAAAGTTATTATAACATCTACAGCTAATGGTATAGGTAATATGTATCATAAACTCTATGAAGGAGCTGTACAAGAAAAAAACGAATACAAAGATTTTAAAGTTAATTGGTATGATGTACCTGGTAGAGATGAAGAATGGAAAAAAACAACAATAGCTAATACTTCTGAATTACAATTTGAACAAGAATTTGGTAATTCATTTTTAGGAACAGGTAATACATTAATCAATGCAAATACATTACTTGGATTACAACAACATAATCCGATATGGGCTAAACAAAATGTATATCTATATGAAGAACCTAAAAGATCGCACGATTATGTTATGACTGTAGATACAGCTAAAGGTCGAGGACAAGATTATTCAACATTTAGTATATTTGATTTATCAGAAAAACCATTTAAACAAGTAGGCATTTATAGAGATAATATGATATCTCCATTATTATTCCCTGATATTATTCATAGATTTGCTAAAATGTATAATGATGCATTAGTTATTATAGAGAACAATGATCAAGGACAAATAGTATGTAATCAACTCTTTTATGATATAGAATATGAGAATGTATTCACTACATCTTCTGTTAAATCATCAGGAATTGGCGTTACAATGACTAAAAAGACTAAACAGATAGGCTGTTCTACATTAAAAGAGTTAATGGAAGAAAACAAATTACAAGTAATAGATAGATTTACAATCAACGAATTAGTAACCTTTGTATCAAAGGGACAGTCATGGGAAGCTGATGGTGGTAACCATGATGATTTAGTAATGAATTTAGTACTATTTGCATGGTTTATAACAACACCATTCTTTCAAAGTTTAACAGATTTAGAATTGAAAAAGATGTTATATGATGAACAACAACAAATGATAGAAGATGAATTAACACCTGCAGGACTTTTTGTTTCAGGAGATGAAGAAGAAGTTTATATAGAAGGTGGAGATGTTTGGACTGTTGTTGGAGATACGAAAGTTTACTAAATTATAAATACTAGTTAATGATAGAATTAATCTATCAGACTTTAAAATTTATTTTATATTTCGAAATATAAATTTAATAGGAGATAAAATTATGGCATTTCAAGTTTCGCCAGGAGTACTGGTTCAAGAAATAGATGCTACTAATGTTATACCTGCGGTTTCAAGTTCAACAGGAGCATATGTAGGACACTTTGGCTGGGGACCAGTCGAAGAGGTTCGTACTGTTACTTCTGGAAAAGGACTTGTAGACTTGTTTGGAGAACCAGACGCTACTGATATAATGGCTGAGCATTTTTACCCAGCTGCTATGTTTTTAGATTATGGTATAGATTTAAAAGTAGTTAGACCAGCAACAACCAATATGGTGAATGCAACAACAACTTCTGGACAAAGTTTATTAATAAAAAACTTGTCACATTATAGAGCAAACTATAATGACGGTTCAGCGGCTGTTGGAGAATATGGTGCTAGATACGCAGGAGCTTTAGGCAATAGCTTAAAAGTAAACTCTTGTGGTGGTTCAGCAGCATATGCAGCAACAACTGTGACAACAACTAACGGAACTTCATCTAAAGGTGGAACTTCAATCGAAGTTACATTGGGTGAAAAATTCGTTATTGGCGATATTATTACAGCTATTGGTTCTGATGTGGTTAGATACAAAATATCTGCAATTACTTATGACTCAGGTTCAACAGGTGCCGCAACGGTTACTATTGCACAAGAAGATGACTCTACTCAAGGATTAGATGCTGCTGTAGCAAGTGGTGCTAACATATCCAGAGAGTGGGAATTTGCAAATCAATTCAATGGTGCACCAGGAACTTCAAGCTATGCAGCTGGAAGAGCCTCAGCAGGTGTTACTGATGAATTACATATTGTAGTCATTGATGAAGATGGTCTTATATCAGGACAAGTTGGAACTATTCTAGAAAAATTCGAGAATGTTTCAAAAGCTTCTGATGCTAAAGACGAATTTGGTGCAACTAACTACTATGTTACAGTTATTGAAAATACCAGTGAATATATTTTCTGGTTAGATCATAGTGGTACTTGGAGTTCAGCTGGTTCAGCTGCTGCTGGTACAACTTTCGGTACTGGAACTCTACCTGAATTCCGTTCATTTACGAATGGAGCTGATGGCAGACAACCAACTACTGGTCAAAAAATAACTGCATGGGATACACATTTTGGTAGTGCTGATAATCAAGATATTTCTTTGATGGTATCAGGAAGCCCCCAAGCCGATGATGGTTCGGGTAGTGCAGTTGTAACGAGAGCCGAAGCAACTTCATTTTACAATCAATTAATGAACATCGCACAAGACAGAAAAGATTGCGTCGTATTCTTTTCACCAATTAGGTCTGATGTTGTAGATACTGGAACTTCCGGTGCTACTAATGTCAAGGCTACAGCCGATACATTAAATAGTTCATCATATGCTATCATGGATAGTACATGGTTATACATTTACGACAGGTACAATGATCGTTATATCTATGTACCAGCTAATGGTGCAATGGCTGGAATTTGTGCCAGAACCGATTATTCACATGACAGTTGGTATTCACCAGCTGGATTAAATCGTGGTCAAATTTTCGGTGTAACTAAATTGGCGTTCAATCCAACAAAAGCAGATAGAGATACACTTTATCGAGCAAGAATTAACCCAATCGTTACATTTCCAGGACAAGGTACAATGTTATTCGGAGATAAAACTCTAATTGCTAATGACTCAAGTGCATTCAGCAGAATTAATGTTCGTAGATTGTTTATTACTTTAGAGAAAGCTATTTCTACAGCAGCTAAAAATCAGTTGTTTGAATTTAACGATTCATTCACAAGAGCTAATTTCAGAGCAGCAGTAGAGCCTTTCTTGAGACAAGTACAAGGTCGTAGAGGAATTTATGACTTTAAAGTTATTTGTGACGAATCAAATAACGATGCAGGAGTAGTTGATAGCCAACAATTCGTAGCTAGTATCTTTGTGAAACCAGCTAGAAGTATCAACTATATAACTTTAACATTTGTCGCTAGTCGATCAGGAGTAGATTTCAATGAAGTTTACGGTGCACCTGGTTTAGCAGCTAGTGAATCAGCATAAATACTATAGGAGGAATTAAAAATGGCAACAATTAACCAATTTAAAGCAAATCTTATAGGTGCTGGTCCAAGAGCTAACAGATTTAAGGTTTTTATACCAAGACTTCCTAGTGGACAGGAATTTCTAATTCATGCAGCTTCTTTACCTCAGCAACAAATAGGTGAATCATCTATAACTTATCAAGGTATGGTTATAAAACTGGCTGGTGATAGAACTTTTGAAACCTGGGGAACTAGTGTCTATAATGACAATGATTTTTCTGTAAGAACTGCTGTTGAGCAGTGGATGCAAGAAATTGTTCCATTAGATGCAAGTAGTGGAACTATCGGTTTTGATTACATGGAAGATAGAGCAACTGTATCACAATTGGATAGAGCAGATAATATCATAGCCACTTATGAATTTTTCAATATGTGGCCTTCAACATTAGCAGCCATAACTTTAGATAGTTCTGGTGCTGATGAAGTTGAAAAATTTGATGTTACATGGTCTTATTCACACTTTGAAAGAAGCAAATAACTTCTTTTAAAGGGAGTATAAATATATAATATGGACTTATTTGGATACGAGATTAAACGGAAGAAGGACAAAACTAAAGCACAAAGTTTTGTCCCACCTTCTAATGATGGTTCAGTCATTGAGATTAGTACTGAACAGGGAATGGGTGGCTTTGCAGCTACCGGAGGAGTCATTGGTCAGTATGTTGACATGGAAGGCGGAATTAAGAATGAAGCCGACCTAGTACAAAGATACAGAACAATGGCACTAGTTCCAGAATGTGATAGCGCTATTGAAGATATAGTAAATGAATCATTAGCATCTAATGATTTAGATTCTCCAGTATCTATTAACTTGGATAGAGTTGAAAAGATACCAGAGGGTATTAAAAAGAAAATTCGTGAAGAATTTGAAGAAATACTTACATTATTAGGATTTCGGGATTTATCCCATGACATATACAGAAAATGGTATGTTGATGGAAGGTTGTATTATCATAAAATGGTTGATAAGAACAATCCAAAGAAAGGAATTCAAGGTCTACGCGCTATTGACCCACAGAAGATCAGAAAGATTAGAGAGGTCAAGAAAGAAAAAGACGAGAAAACAGGCGTTGAAATAGTTGAAGATGTATTAGAATATTACATTTACAACGATCAAGGATTTGATAAGTCAGGTAATAATACTGGCCAGACTGTTAGAATTCACAATGATGCTGTAACTCATGTAACTTCCGGGTTACTTGATTATAATAAAACAGTAGTAGTTGGTTATTTACATAAGGCTTTAAAACCTATAAACCAACTAAGAATGTTAGAAGATGCGATGGTTATTTATAGAATATCCAGAGCACCTGAAAGAAGAATCTTCTACATTGATGTAGGTAACTTACCTAAAGCGAGAGCTGAACAGTATTTGAAAGAAGTTCAGACTAATTATCGTAATAAGTTAGTGTATAACGCTGACACAGGTGAAGTTAAAGATGACAGAAGGCATATGAATATGCTGGAAGATTTCTGGTTACCTAGACGAGAAGGTGGAAGAGGAACCCAGATTGAAACACTACCAGGTGGAACCAATCTAGGTGAAATTGAAGATATTTTATATTTTCAAAAGAAATTGTACAAGGCATTAAATGTACCGATTTCTAGATTAGAGACAGAAACAGCGTTCGCTATTGGTAGAGCGACTGAAATTTCTAGAGATGAAGTTAAGTTTTCACGATTTGTTGATAGGCTTAGATTGAAATTCTCTAGATTATTTGATGATATTTTAAGAACTCAACTGTTATTAAAGAATATTATAACAGAAGATGATTGGAAAAAAATGAAAGAGTATGTTTCATACGATTTCCAGAAAGACAATCATTTTACAGAACTTAAAGAAGCAGAGATATTGAGAGAAAGAATCAATACTCTAGAACAAATGGATCAATTTGTAGGCAAATATTATTCAGAAGAATGGATTAGAAAGAATGTTTTAAGACAATCTGAGGTAGAAATAGGTCAAATTGACAAAGAGATTAAATCTCAAGGTGCAGTTGGACTTGGACCTGATGATGATATGCCGGATCCAAACGAATGGTAAAGAGGAATAAATGATGGTAGATAATAAGAAATCAAGAGAATTTGTTGACCAAGTAACAAGTGGTGATAATATCGCTGCAGGTGAAACTTTTAAAGGTTTAATGAAAGATAAACAACTTGATGCAATTGATTTGAAAAGAGTTGAAACACAAATTGATTGGTTAAGCCAACAAGAAAAAAAATCAGAGGAATAAGATGGACTACTCAAAGAGTTGGACACAACCTGGACAAGGTTACAATTTAGAAGAAGGCGTAACTATGACCATGCAACCCGATAATCCCAAAGCTAGGGTCGGAGATGCGGTAAATCGCAGAAAAGATTATGGTCATATTTTTGTTAATGGTATGAAACCAGCTCAAGCAAAAGAGTTCATTAAAGATTTTACAATAGATCCAAAATGGTTAAATAGAAAATATCCATGGAAAGATGTTACTAACAATAGAAGAAAAAATCTTGAACACCTTGGTGGTGGTAAAGTTAGGATTGGTAATTATAAAGCAGGTGGTGGTAAACTTAACAGTTCTCTCGGAGGTTCTCAAGGCGATATAGTCGCGGTTCAAAAACAAATTAAAGATTGGATAGAAGCTAATGGTGGTGGTAATGTTAAAATTTCATCAATATTAAATTCACAGACTTAAGGAAATAAAGACATGAGTTGGACAGTACCAGGACAAGGATATTTACAAGAAGTTTCTTTAGAAGAAGCTATTAGTCTAGATTGGATACAAACTAATTATGATAATCCACAAAGATTTGAAACAGAATATAAAGCTCAAAAAATCACTTTAGAATGGTTTAAGGGTAATTCTATGAAGAAAGGTGGTACAATGCATATTAAGGGTAATGGAGCACCAGCAAAAGAAGTTGCACAAGCAGTAGCTAAACATTTCGCAGGTCAAAGAATTATTACACTTAATGGTAGAGTTTTTTCTACGAAAGTAGCAGGTTTCAATGACAGATCACCTGACGATTATACAACATATCGACCAGGTTGGAAAAAGAATTGGAGTTTCAAAGCGTGATATCATTTAAAGAATTAAGAACACAATTAGATGAAATTAATTTCAAAACTGATGCTAAGAAATTAGAAATCAAAAGAATTAAGATTAAAAATACAGAAGTATTTTATCATTCTGAAAAGAAAGGTTCTAAAAAAGTTAGAGTTTGGGTTAAGCCCAAATCGTCTAGAGAACCAGAAGAATTAGGTGTCTTTAAAGATATGAGAACTGCAGAAGCTTCTGCATCTCAATTCGTTAAACTCATGGGTGAAGATATTGCAGAAGGTTTAGATGTTCGTAAAAAAATTATTGAACAAACACAAATAGATGATATGCTTAAAGAGGTAAATTTCTTAGGTGAAAAAAGAGATTTTCCACAAGCACAAATAGATCAGATAGCACAATTAACTGACAGAAATCAACATAATGATTCAGTTAAAATGTTGGCTCAAATGCTAGGAAGGAAGTCAGAAGCTAAAATAATGGATCATATAGCAGCAATTCATAAACTGGATGGCCATATGTATCCAAGTTTGATATCATATCGAACAGATGTAATGAAAAAATTATTAAAACTAGCAGATAGAATGTTTAATAACGCCAAAGAAATAGATAAGGCGTTTTAAGGGGAAACACAAATGAAACTAATATCAGAACAATGGTGTGATAATATAAACTACCTAGTAGAACAAGACCCTAAAACAGGTAAGGATCATGTTTATATTGAAGGTATTATGTTACAAACCGAAGTAAAGAACAAAAACGGTCGCATATATCCAAAAGAGATAATGCAAAAAGAAGTTAAAAGATATACTAAAGAGTATATTGATCAAAAAAGAGCCTATGGAGAATTAGGGCATCCAGAAGGACCAACTATTAATTTAGAAAGAACATCTCATTTAATACAATCATTAAAAGAGAGCGGCAATAATTTTGTCGGAAAAGCAAAGATTTTATCTACTCCTATGGGAGAAATTGTCAAGAACTTACTAGCCGATGGTGCTAGACTTGGTGTTTCTAGTAGGGGTATGGGATCATTAAAAGCATCATCTGAAAAAGGTGGTGTTCAAATGGTTCAATCGGATTTTCAGTTAGCAACTGCAGCTGATATCGTAGCAGATCCTTCTGCTCCTGACGCGTTCGTAAACGGCGTAATGGAAGGAGTTGAGTGGATTTGGGATAATGGTGTGATTAAAGCACAGAAAATTGAAGAATATAAACATTCAATTAGACGAGCTAAGACACACAAACTTCAAGAAGTCAAATTACAAGCGTTTTCTGACTTTCTTGAAAATTTATAATATTATAAATAACAATAGAGAATAAATTAATTAATTTATAATTTAATGGAGAGTATTCTAATGTCAAGCTTAGAAAACACAATAGAGGCAGTCATACAAGAAGGCGTATCAGACGAGAAAAAGGAAATTCAACACGAAGTTCCTGGTAAAGGCGGTGCGGCTCCTGCGGCTAAATCTAAAACGGATCCTGATGGTGAGAAACACGCTACAGACGCAGCTGCTAAAGCTGGTGATGCCACTAAACCGGCACCCAAGACTAACCCAGCTCCCAAGGGCGATCCTATCGAGGAACCAGATGACGGCGAAACAAAAGTAGATAAGACAACTATTCCTAATCAAGAAGAAGTAGAAGATGATTCTGAAACTCCTTCATTAGAAGAAATGTCTAAATCTGACTTATTGAAACATGCCGTTTCGTCCATGAAAGAAATGGACCTTAAAGCACTTAGATCAGCACATGCTGGCTTAAGTGAAGCAGACGAAGATGATGGCGACGAAGAAAAATCAGAGTCACTAAGTCGAAACGCACTTATTAGAGGTGTCGTAGAATCTCTTAAAGATAAATCTATAAAACAAGTTCAATCTTTTATCGAAGATTCTCTTAATCCTGCAGCCGGTGATCCTGAAAAGGGTGCTGACGAAGATGACAGAGATGAAGATAAAGGTGACGGCGAAAAGATTCAGAAAAAAACAACTCCTACAGAATCAAAAGACGAAACTGATGAAATGTCAGATGAAGATGATGAAGATGAAGAAGTTAAGAAAGAATCTTATGAAGTTGATATGTCTGATGACATAGAAGCTCTTGTCGCTGACGAAGATTTATCAGAAGATTTCAAATCTAAAGCTAAGACTATTTTTGAAGCAGCAGTAGCAAGTAAAGTTAAAGAAAAAGTTTCTGAGGTTGAAACTCAATACGAAGAAACTACTAAAGAAGCAATTGAAGAAATCAAAGAAGATTTGACAGAAAAAGTTGACTCTTATCTTAACTATGTTGCAGAAAGCTGGGTATCAGAAAATGAACTAGCAATCGAGCGCGGTTTAAAAACCGAACTCACAGAAGATTTCATAAACGGTTTGAAAAAACTGTTTGAGGAACATTATGTTGAAGTTCCAGAAGATAAGTTTGATGTAGTTGAAGAACTAGCAAACAGACTTGACGAACAAGAAGATAAATTGAATAGCGAAGTTGCCGAAAACATCAAGCTATCTCAAGATATCGAGGAACTACAGCGTGAAAAAATTATTAGCGAAGCTTCTAAAGAGCTAGCTGATAGTGAACAAGAGAAGCTAAAAGAATTAACCGAAGATGTTGATTACGAAAGTGAAGAAAATTTCCAAGAGAAAGTTTCTACATTGAAAGAAGCATACTTCAAAGGTGAAAAGCTTGAAGCAGTCTCTGATGAAAGTAATGTGGCTTCAGCCGATGCCAATTTCGGTTCTCAGGAAGAAACTCCTGTAGATCCTGGTATGGCTAAATATACTGCCGCAATTAATAAATTTGCTAAATTAGATAACTAAATTAGTAATTTAAACGGGGAATAAACAAATGTTTATGTCAGAAAACCTTCAAGAAAAATGGAAGCCTGTATTAGAGCATCCTGATCTTCCAAAGATCGAAGATAGCTACAAAAGAGCAGTTACTTCTGTAATTCTTGAAAACCAAGAACGCGCAATAAGCGAAGAAAGAGGTGCTTTATCAGAAGCATTTGGTGACGGTCAAGGTACTGTTGCTGGTGATCCAGGTGGATTCTCAGCGACTGCTGCAAACTGGGATCCAATTCTTATTTCTTTAGTTCGTAGAGCAATGCCTAACTTGGTAGCATATGATATTTGTGGTGTACAACCAATGACTGGTCCTACAGGTCTTATTTTCGCTATGAAAGCGAGATATGTAGATGACAGTTCAGCCGTCGCTAGAACAGAAGCTCTGTTCAACGAAGCTGATACTGACTTTGCCGGTTCAGGTACTCACGCAGGAACTGATCCTTTTGAATCAGGTTCTGCTAACACTGCAATTCAAACAGCATATACTACTGGTGCAGGTGATACTACAGCTACTGCAGAAAAAGATTCTTCTATCGCAGAAATGTCGTTCACGATTGAAAAAGCTACAGTTACCGCTAAAAGCAGAGCGCTTAAAGCCGAGTACACTATAGAACTTGCGCAAGACCTTAAAGCGATTCATGGCCTTGATGCTGAAACTGAACTAGCAAACATTCTTTCTGGTGAAATCCTAGCGGAAATCAACA